ATAAGTCCTCGGTTGAACGTGAGGAATGGTACGGTTTGGGCTGCCATGTCAGCCTATCAAGCTACCAGATGTGCCGCCATCCCCCATGGGTCCGCGCCGGCCTCCATGCCGGCTGCGCGCTCTGACCCACGTACCCTGTGGCGGGAACTGGGTAGGATCCTTTTGCGCGTCTCGTGATCGTGCGGTTCGGAGTGCGGCCGGCAGATACCCACGGGTAGGCTGCGTCGGGTGCTGTAAAAAGGAGATCTTGTCTTTGTCGGATGTGAGTTTCGGGATGATCTGGTAGGCAAAGTAGGCGGCCGCGTAATCCTGAAAGGATCCTGGCCAGTTGGCGAGGTCGCCTCCGAAGTCGATGTCATCGGATACGAAACGCACCCAGATGGTATCCAGATCCGCAAAGATCATGTCACCCTCGTCCTGGTAATTGAGCAAGGGCGAGACGAAGAACTCGTCGTTACATACGGCCGCGGTGCGCACCCAGTCGGTGCCTTTGAGAAATGCCCGGGTGTGCCCGAACTGAGGCGATACCGTTGGCTCGTAGTCGAGTTCCTGGGAGCGCATGGCGAAGCGCCAGAGCCCGGCTTCCAGGACTTTCCTTATACCGTCATCATCCCAGACGTCATCCAGGAGCCTGCGCCCCTCGACTTCGTCGCTTAATGCCGCAAGTCTGGAATGCCCGCAGAGCCTTAGCGCCGCATTGTAAAGTTTAAGGCGGGTTGTACCCATGTATCAACCCGTCTCAAACGAATGCCTTGAGATGCTCCTTCAACCAGGATTCTGCTGCCTCTCGGCTACCCTCGTTCTGATGCACGATTTCAGTATCCGAGAGCCGCTGCACTGCCCACTGATGATGCTGACCGCGCCAGTAGACTTTGTAGCCCGAGGCCTGGGCGGTCTGGGTGATCGCCACATCCTCGGTGGTGAGCTTGTAGTGCTGGAGCATCTTCACACGCACGAATTGCCGGCCTACTTCCAGGATCACGAACTCGGCTATCCAAGTGCCGTCCTCGCATCTCGCTTCGATGCGCCCGAACGGCCGGCAAAGGTTTGCTACATTCGACCACAGCGCTGGGTTCTCCAGATCATGTGGTTTGAGTTCTTGCTGCACGATCGCCACGTAATCCTGCCGGATGGATTCGGCCAGATGGAATCGTGCGCGCTCGAGCTTTACATTTCCTTGTTCCGCTTCGTCTGCCATATCGACTTCCTCCTATTAGAAAAAAAAGGGGAGGCGCCGTTTGTGACGCCGCCCCTTAACACACGATCTATTGCTCCTCTTAAGCGAAGGTCGATGTAATCGTACCATCAGTCGAGAGGTTGAAGCCCGCGGTGGAGTTCGAGGAGAACAACATCCCCATCACGAGGATGTAACCCGTACCCGACTGCGTGGTGTAGGTCGGTGCCATTAACACGTCGCCTGATTTCATTCCGAGTTGCAGACCATCGGTAAAGAACCCGACGCCCACAAGTGCGGAAAGTGGATGCGTGGAATTGTAGAACCAGAGGTTCCTTCCAGCAGCCGGCGAACTTGAACCTGGCGCGACCGTTGAGCCCTGCCCGCCGATGAGAAGTCTCGGGGGGTTTGGGCTTGTTGCCGTTGTGCCTTGCTAGGCCATGGTAGCCTCCTGTTATCCGCGCGCGGAGCCGTCGCCAGTGATGACGACAACACCTGCGTTTTGAAGCAGTTTCGCTCCCATGAACATCGAGGCGCGTGCGAACGAGTAGTCATGCTCGTCGTTGTAACCCACCGGGGACTGAAGCGTATCCTTGTCCGCCGCGTGGCCCGCTGACGTCTTGTGGTAGAGGAACGATTTCTCGCTCGTGGTCGCCTTGCCCGGTAGATTGGGGTGCGAGATCACCAGCATGTTCTTCCACCTGTAGGCGTATGGCATATCCCGCCAGTTCGCGTTCTCGTCCGATCCAGCCCAAGGTTTCATGTTGACGTAGGTCGCTTTTGCGAATTCGGGAGCTTGCTCAAGGTATGAAATGAGCGAGGGTTGCCCTAGCAGCGTGATGTTGGAATCCCATGGCACGCTTGCATTCTGCAGCTTGACCTGCGCGTTCTGGATGGTGTCGATCGTCGGAATGACTGATGCCGCGCCGACCGTCACCGTGCCGGTATTGAGCTCGGTGATGATTTGGTCGTCGATCTTGCGATTGAGTACACCCATTGTCGTTTCTTGCATGATGCGGCGCTGATCGCCCTGGCTGGCGAAGATGTTGAAGCCGGTCTTGCGCACCAGGTCGTGCCACTCACCAAGCGATAGCGAGTTCTGGGTTTCGTTATCCGAGCGTGCCGGAATGAGACCGTTCACACCTCGTGTGACGGCTGTGGCGGCGCCGGAGTCCGCGACGAGAAAGACAACCGTGTTCCCTCGGGTTTTCTCGTATTCGGTGACCACGGTTTCGCGGAGCAGAGTTGCGCGCGCCTCGAAGCCTTGAACCACCTCATCGCGGTATTGCGTCTGGAATGCTGCGTCGGCATAAAGCACGAGGTACCTATCCGCATATGCCTTGATGGGCGTAAGCAGAAAAGTCAACGCGGCTATTAGCCAGACCTTCGCTGTCCAGTAGGAATTTCTGATCCAGGCCATGTCGGCCTCCTTTAACAAAAGTCCATCGGACCGTCGCTATGGGGTGACCGTTTGTGCCGACACCGGGGTGACCCTTAGGGGGAGCCGGAGCCAGACCCTGTCGGGGCCAAGCTACCTGGTGCTTGAACCTGGCCGGGCGCCCTAATCGGGCGGGTACCGGCCTGCGTTCAATGATTGCGGCGCTAGTTTACGACATTTTAATAATAAATGTATACCCTCATGCCGCCTTGGCTCGTGCTTTGAGCTTGTCGCGTGCCGTCACTAGGTCTCGGTAGCGTTGCTGCATGTCCTGCGCTTTGGGGCCTTTCCAGTACTCGCTTTGCTTGTTCCCCATGAGACCTTGGAGAGATGCTATTTCGTCCTCGATGGATTTGACTTGGCCTGCGCCTTCGCCCGGGACGATGGTCTCAGGTGGTATCAGTTCGCGCGCTTTATCTGCCAGGAATCGTAGCACATTGAGGTTCGAAGCCAGCGGTGTGCCATCTGCCAGTCGTGCCGAGAAGAGCGCTTCCTTGGTGCCAGCCGGGCCGGTATCAAGGAAGGCCTCAATCACGGCCTTGTTGGTGCGATATTCCGGGCCCCATTCGACTCTGAGTGTATCCTCAACTTCGCGCCTTACGTCATCATCCTTCTGGGCGCGCGCGGCGTTTTGTTCTTCGACCAAGTCGTAGTACCAGTCGAGCGCGGCATTCACTTGTTCCGGGCGGTAGTTTGCACCATGGGCTGTGACTAGGAACCTGTCCACGAGCGGCTTATCGTCCTCGCCTGGGACCAGCCCATCGCGCAACTTGATCGAGTAGCCTTCCGGCTTTTCCGGCAGTCCAGCATCTTTCCTCCATGCGGCCTGCTGCTCGGGCGTGCCCTTGTCCGGGAATGGCACGTTGGTACGTAGTTCGCCCGCAGCGATCTTGTTTTGCTCGCTGATCAAGGCGTCGAGCGCAGCCTCGGGTCCGGCATAGCGTTGCAGTCTGGCTATGAGTTTGTCGCCATCGAACTTGGCCGGGTCCGATGCGGACTTCTTGACCCGCTCGACGTAACTCTCGCGCCATTTATCGGGCCATGTCCCTGTGCCTTTCGGTGCGTGCTTGGCGACCGCTGCGCTTACCTTCCCATGGAGTGCCAGCACATCGGCATCCGGCGCATCCTTGATGCTATTGGGATCCACGAAATCCGCGAGGAAGGTCCTCGCGGCAGCGGGATCCGGTGCTTGGTTCTGATTCTGATCTTGAATTTCGTTAGCCATCTTCGCTTACCTCTCCTCGTAGTTTGGATAAAGCCATCTTGCTTAACTTCACAATCTGTCTGCCCACCGATGCCCTCCCCAGTGCATAGCTGGTATCCCGCTCGCCCTCGGGGCCGCCTGGCCGGTAGGGCTCATCATACGTGCCGGATGCTTGCATCACAATCCATTCCAGTGCGCGGCGTTGTTGGTCCGGCGTGGCATTCCCTCGCTGAAGAGCCTGGATCGCTCCTGCATCGGCTATCTCCCAATCGGCTGGCAGCCATGGCGCCCGGGCTGAGACTGAGGCTTGAGTGGGCTTTCTTTTCGGGGGTTGTTCCTGGTTAGCCATCAAACCTCACTCGCATCCACTTCCTTGCAGTAGAGGATTGATGATTCCCCTGTATCCCGCTGCCGCTTGATCTCATTGATCATCTTGGTCTGGCACTCAACATATGTTTTGG